TTCTCCGCCCTGGCCCAACATCTGCCGAACGTTGCGACCCATAATCTCGGCTCCCGGCATGAACCCGCTCTGAGATCCCCTCTCCAGGCCGGACCGAACCAACTCGGCCTGAAACTCGGGAGACAACTGCGAGCCCAGCGCCATATCCTCGTTTGCGCGGGCAACGAGGGAAGCGGAGAGTTTTTGCATCTCCGGGTCGTTCACCTGCTGCTCCGCCAGGTTGGCGGCGTCCATGGCGAGCTTCACGCTCTTGCCAGCCGCGCCGGTCCCGGCTTCGATGTCCGCCAGCCCTTTTTGCATCCCGCCAACCGCAGCGTCCCGGATGGCGGCCATGACGGGGTCGTATTGCCGCTGCACGTTGTATTGACTGGCATACTGCTCGATGTCCTGTTGCCGGCTGGCGTCGCGCAGCTCGGTCGGGTCGAGATACTTCTGAAAGTTGATTGCTCGCGACTGCGCCTTGAGCGCTTGCGACTGGCCCCGCTCAGCGATTACCGCCGATGCGACCTGCCCGCCGGACTGCATCAGTCCGCCCGCTGCTCCCATCATCATTTGCCACATAATTAGTGTTACTCCCTAAAGATACCGTTTACAGCTTTCGCAAGCAATACAAAAACAGCGTCGGCTGAATGTTCGCGTGCGGTTGATCGCCGCCAGAATCAAGGAACGCCTCGTAGTTGTAGGCGTTTCCGTCGTCGCCAGCCCCTCCACCTAAAGTTGTCTTAACCGAACGACCAGCCGGGATACCGTGGCGGTGCGCAGGCATCTCAGCTTCCAGCAGCGTATGCGTTTCCGCGCCGACGTGGTCGCCCACTTCGCGCTTCGTAATGCCGGCGCTGACTGGCAAGTCGTCCGTGCCCCCCGAGCCCGGGGCATCTTTGGACGCAACGCCGATCACCCTGCCGCGATAACTGGCCGCTCCGCCGCCGGTGGCGGATCCAATTTCGACCCACCCGGGATTGCGGTCCAGCGCCTCGGCCAGCGTCGCCCACATGACCGGCTTGACGTCTCCCTGGACGCCGGAAGTAGTTCTCCACACTCCGCGCTCCCACCAGATCTCACACTCAATGTCCGTGTCGTAGTAGCGCTGAAAGTCAACTGGAACCAGGGGGCGGGACAAGGTCGGACCGCTCTGGATGATCGCCAGCAGCGGTCTCCAGGCTCCGGCGGTGTAAAGGTATGCCTGCAAAAAGTTGTCGTAGCCGGCGGTGCACTGCAGCCACAAGGGGACGAGAGTATCCGACGGAACTGTGGGAGACACCCGGTAGGGAGGATCCAGCGACGCGGAGATGTCCAGCGGAACGTAGGTAGCCAGGGCGTAGTCCCAGACCCACCACTGCATGCCGCCTCTCAGCCACGGTCCTTGGTTGGACTGCGGCATGGTATTCCCATCGGTGAACGTTGAAATACCGAACGGCGCAATGATCGACATGCGCTCGACAATGTGGTCGAAAAACTCCTGGGGGTTTCCGTGAAAGGCGGGGTCGATGGGGACCGCCGCGATAACCAGACCTGTATTGGTGGATGTTGCCATAATTATGAGAAGATAACGCTGCTCGATCCGTCGTCGACGCTGGTGCCGGTCGTCACGTCACTGGTGGTGACGCAGTAGGCCGGCGACTCGTAAGTGTATTCGGCCTCCCGGTGGGTGATTGGTCTTGTGAAGTCTAGTGAGTTCATCCGCCTGCCTGTCTCCAGGGCCCGTATGTCGGCGGCAGCACCCGCTGCGCCTCAAGGCCCGCTTTTCGTTTGGCTAGCTGCAGAGCCACCTTATCGGCGGCAGCCTGCGTGACCGGGCTTGATGCGACCCCGCTAGCCGTCCACTGCACCCCGAACATATCGTAAGATACCGACTGCGTGCTGGTATACTCGACCGGCAGATCACTTGCCAGATCCTCGTAAGCCTCTTCCAGGTCGTCGTCCGCCGTGGCCGCGCCGTCAAACCGGACCATGTTCTCCCGGGTTTCGTCCTGCTGGCACTCGCCGGAGCCGTGTTCGTTCCGCGCGTCCATAAACACCCGAATTCCACGGAGTGCTCCCACACCCTGCACCAGGATCAAAAACATGAACGCCTGGTCCTCGGCCTCGATCTTCGGGCGCTCGACGCCGCAGCTTGTGAGGCTGTCGGCGACTACGGTATTGACTTCCGGGCTGCGCAAGATCCGGCTCTGCTTCTTGCACGCGTAAATTTCGGTAGACGTATCCCAGACCGACGTCGCGTCTACGCTGCCCCGCGCAGACTTGACGCGTTTCGCAAACAACGGCTTGAACCGCCCGCGAGTTGCGCCGGCCCAGGAAATTTTCATGTCCACTTCCCCCTCCATCTCCGAGAAATAGAAGTCGGCGTAGCGGAGCGCTTTGTCAGAAATACTCTTGCCAGCGTATCCCCGGGTGCAAGCCGCCCAAAGAATATCGCACCCGTTGTCCCGCCGCTCGTTAATGAACGCTTCCCAAAGCCGGTTCTTGCCGTCGTAATCTTTCGACACGTGGTAGACCCTGGACTGGCCGGCGACTAACCCGGACATCCACTGCACCGGGCGCGTCCCCATCCAAAAACTGTTCCAGGTGGACGTGGTCCCGCCCTCCTCAAGCTGCCCTAGTCCGCTCTCGTCGAGCACCCAGGTGTGCCGGTTGTAATTGTCGGCGAACGGGACAGACATCAGCAGATAATTCTCGAAGGACGCCCCGGCAATTTTGCTCAGGTTGCCGTCCAACCGGGATTTGCTGATGCCCATCTCCACGTCCAGAAACGTCAGCCGGGAAGATTGCTGCGACATTAGCGCCGTATCAAACCGGGTCAAGCCGTGCTGGCTGAACCACCACAGTAAACCGTAATGCGACGTCACACTGCGGGCCGCCACGCACCCGATAGTCGGGAGCAACAGCTTCTGGAAATCGTTTGTCGCTGGCCACTGGGTTCTATCACGGAGTCCGGACTGAAAGATGGTCGTGCTGGAGTCTGTAAAAACAATCAGATGCGGGAGCCCGGTCGTTTGCATCTCCGCCATCCCGGTAATGGCCCCGGGAAGAACGAACGAGTCCGAGCCGCCCAGGTAGTATCCCTCGATAAACGTAAACGGGTCGTAAATATCCGAGCCGAACAACTTCTCCTCCCGCGCCACCCATAGCCGGCCTCCGGAGAACGCCATGTGAGTTCCCATCGGGGTAAGACCGGCCCCGGCGTTATGCCCGGACTGCCCGCCGTCAAACCACGCCGCCGGCGACAGCCCGTCCTGAATGAACAAGACCGCCCGGGGATTGATAAAAGACTTGCTCCCGTCCGGGTTAAGCTCCACTGTCTGATCGGCAACGGCGAAGTAAACCATGTCCGCGCGCGGCGACAGGTTAATATCCGCGAGCCGGTAATACGTCTTGAACGGATAGTCGCTCACATACACCCTGCCGTCCACAACACACACGATCTGTTCGGACGCGTTTCGGCGCGAGCGGAACAGGCACCCGCCCTGCAGCTTCCCGTCCGGGAGGCAAAACTTAATCTCATAGCCAGGCCGGCACTGGAGCAGCCCGCCCCGGTTCACGGTATTCATGCTCCACACGTAGCCGCCGTCCGTAATCTGCACGGGCTCTAACGCGGACTGCATCCCGCGAAGGAACGTTAAATCCCCGTCAAAACTATCCCGGTGTCCGGCTGGAACATTGCTGCGCGCCATACGTCAATCAATTTCGTCGCAACGATCGTAGATAGCGATCTCGTCGTTAATCTGGATCGGCATGCTAGTCGGGGGCCCGATCACCGCCTGCCGCTCTTCCAGCAGCCTCGCGGCGGTGACTTCAAACGCCTGCCCGTTGGGGAAATCCTGCTCCTTGTAAAACTTGATCGAGAGCATCGCCATTTTCAGGGCGAGCCGCGAATGAATGGGGACGGCATCGTAAAGCCCGCGCAACTGGATGATGCGCTTACGATAGGCGATACGAACCACGGTAGCGTCCCGGCTGAGCCGGATTCGCCGGTATTGCGGGTCCTGCTCGTCCCAATCCAAGATGGCCAGAACGGTCGGCGTTCCGGTTGACGCGTCGAGGGATTTAATTTGAACGGTGCCGTTGGTAACGGCTTTCCAGATGCGGTCGATCCGCGCAACGCACGGAGCGTCCGGAGCCGGCATGGAGTAACCGAACACGGTGGGCAACTGGTGGCCGTCCCGGTAGCTGCCGTCGGGCAGTTGCGTTCTGAGCGTGCGCCCCTCCTTGTCGATGCCGAAGATCCACACTTCCGCGTTCTCGTCGGAACTCTTCTCAATGGTCGCCACGATCTTGGACGGACAGAACAAATCGCGGAACACCGCCACGAGCCCGTGATCGTCCCACTCCCACTTGCACGGAGAACACCCGCAGTCCCCCAGGCCGTTGTAGTGAAACCGAAAAAGCATGTCCCGAGCCAGCGACGGGTGCCCGTCGATATTCACCGAGAGCGGCGTTTCGACGTTGCGCGGCAGCGTCACGCATCGGCCGGAACAACACAGATCCGCGAACCCTATCAGCGGGTCGATGTCGCCCTTGAATGCGATCAACTCGACCGCATCGTTAATGTGGTCAAGCAAACTGGCTAGCGAGCACTCGCCAAAGATCTTGCGGGCCTCGTCGATGATGTCGTTAACAATCATGGTCAGTCGTCCTCGGCTTCGTCCTCGGCTTCGGCTTCGGCCTTGTAGCGGGAGAACGCGTCTTCGCGATCCTCAAACTCGTTGCCGTCGGATGAATCCGCTTTCACCCCGGTGATAGCGTGAAGCTCCAGGCGGCAGCGATAACTCTCTTTGTCTTTACGCTTCTCCGTAGTTGTCTCTTCTTTCGTGTAGTGAAACGTAATAGACCCGGAGTCCGGCAAATTCGCGAGCTTGCTGTCCGCGCCGGTAAGATGAACGGACGGATACATCACTTCGTGCTTGTGTTCTACAGGGTTCGTCGACACCGCGAACGGCCCGCCGCTCCCACAGCATTTTTCTCCAAGTTTGATCTTCATGTTTTAGACGTAGATCCGGCCCACCGTGAACCGGAAAGTAAGGGTTAAAGTGTGCGTGTTCGCTTTGGTCTGGTTGCTGTCCATGATA